CTCAATGGTTAAACCAGATTGGTAGGCGACAGTGGTGACTGCAGTTGGTGCCAAAAGGTCGATGTCTTCGAAACTAATATAAACGGTCCAGGTGTACGGGTTGCCATGATGGGCAAGGTACTCACTGATCCGGAAGATACCTGTGTCATACTTCTTGTTTGTGATATCAAAGTGGGTGTATGGTCCACGATGAGGGATCTTAAGTACGACTTCGGTGTCTGTGTTGAGATCTAACTCCACGTGCGGCAATTGCGTTACGTGGCGGAAATCACTCCTTCGTTCATTATAGTAAATGTTGCTTGGCTGGTATGACAACGCCAGACGTCCTGACGTGAACTTGTCTGCATTAACAACCAGCCTGACAACGACCGTGGCGCGAATGCCCAAGTACCCGCGCACCTTATCTAGGTGAAACTGGGATTGGGTCAACAGAGTGGAGTGGGAATTAAACGTAACGTCTATTGTATCCACCTCAGTCTGGACCCCATTGAATGCGGGTACGGGCTGGCTCAAAAGTTCCTGGAGCGTGAGTTTGCTCCAATCTGGGCTCTTGAGCAGGTCGAATCTTGAAGTAGATCCAGGGTGGGTAGGCACGACGGTGCGCGCCATATGATCCGTAGAAAAGGTTGTTGTGGCATGAGACTGATCTTGCGCTGTCTCTTCCACGTGAACCATTGTCGATTCTTCATTTGTTGTTGCGGTCCAAGGAAAACGACGTGCAGCTGGACCAGCTGAGACACGACGCTCCGGGGTTCTCTGGGTAGTTTATGAAGCTCTTCCCTGATGAAGTACATGTAAAAACAAAAAGAGCGTATCACACCAAAGCCTCACAAGACTCTCTTTGGGCCCCGGATGTTTCGAGGGTTCTGTTGGTAACCAAAGGTGTGACCCTTACGTTTTATTCCGTGCGCGACCACGTGGTGTGTCCTAACCCCACACACCAAGGGGGAGTGAGTTAACTCACTCCAATTGGGGGTCGAAATAATACCCCTCCTCCCCAGTCACCTCCTCCAGTGCAAGCTGGAACGGGGGTGCTGTGAGAGGGCTTCGGGTGCGACGGTTGTGCTCCTCGACCATCTTACTGGACCATTCGTTGTAAACTTCTTCACCATGGAGCGCAAGCTCTCGGAACGTGCGTTCGACATTAGTGCGGGTAATTGCTTCTCCCGAACCTTTGTCCTTGGTGTAGTAGCTCACCTCCAGCAAGGTTTGCAAATCGAGGGGTGCGACGTACCTGCCAACACGCGGCTCCCACCGGAACGCCCTTTTCAGGAACGAAATCTCAGTAAGAGTGCGGTATTTGGGCGGGTTCTGATCCTCCTTGTCAGCATCAGTGTATTTCACTCGAATTGACTGAGCAGCCGCGCGGAGAGTGTCCATGTTGTATTCCTCCGCAACGGCATCAGACACGTTCAGTACGTTGTCGTCACCGTAGACCTTTGTCTCAACCTCAGACTCATAACGAGTAAGAGCCTCTGTTCTTGTTTCTCCTTCTTTCCGCATGATCTTCAGCCACAAAAGCTGGAAGGTTAGCAATGAGAAGATGGAGTTCATGATTGAGGTGAGCGGGTTCCCCGAAGGTAGCCCGTGGTCATTTTGGTAGATGAGATCACCCACCATGCACCGGGGTGCAGCCAGAGTTTCAGCAACACAATGCTCCACTCTGCGGATCGCTGGATCCGTGTGTCCTGCCAGGTTCTGCAAGACATGCATGACGGCGCGCAGTAGCTGCCCACTCTGACTCTGGTCGAAGCCCGAGAAGTCCCCTGCAATGACCTTCTTCCCCTTACGGGTCACGTCACGTGCAAGGAAATCCCATTGAGGGCCAAGCGGGTTGATTCCCACTGTGATTCCAGAGACAGTGTGATGCTCCATCAAGTCAGCCACCACGGCACCATAAAGGCGCCGAATGTTGATGACCTCGTCGACAGACGCTGACTTCACGAGTCGGGCCTTGCCGGCCTCCACCTTGGACAGCGACCTCTTCTCATCCTTGAGGAACAGCAGGTATGGGCTCTCCGACGGTTTCCCGTTCTTCATGCCCTCCCACTGTGTCTCTGCAGCCGCAATGAGCTTTAGAGCCTCAGGAGCATTGAGGGTGTAATCACCATCCGTTCCAAGCGCGCCTCGCTTCCCGGGTTTGATACCGGGGTTGTGCAGACCATAATAGCCTGCTGAGGTGGCA